CTGAAGGCTCTTCAGCTGGCGAGATTGCCACGTCGCCCGTTGGGCTCCTCGCAATGACAAAAAAGAGTGAGGAAGAAAAGGCTGCTCACGAGGCCCTTGGTGAGATCGTGTGGAAGCGGTTTGACCGAATTGCCCGGGCGTGGGAGAAGAAATTTCGGGATAAGGCTGTTGACCTGTTTGAGCGAGAGAGACGCGGCGTTGAGGCGGCGATCAGAAGCGAAAAGGGGCAGAGCATCAAGGCGATTGATTATGACGCGATCCGCAAGGCGATTGAGGCCTGGCTGGCTGCGCATGGGCTGAGCGCCTGGGCGGACGGATTTATGCCGCTGATGCTGGGGCTGACGAACGACCAGGTGGCAGAGTGGGTCGCCGCGCTGGGGGTGGACTGGTCAATCGAGAACCCGGCCGTGGAGGCTTTTATCCGGCAGTACAGCTTCCGGTTCGCGGAAAAGATCGGGGAGACCACGCGGGAAGAGATCCGCGAGATGATGAGCGCCGCGCAGGACGAGGGCTGGTCGATCACGAAGATGATCGATGAGATCCAGTCGATTTATGGCGGCTGGTCGGAGACGCGGGCGGAGATGATCGCCCGCAGCGAAACGATCCGGAGCTCGAACGCCGGGCAGGTGGAGGCCTTCCGGCAGACCGGGGTTGTAGAGCATGAGTGGTATGCGAGCCCGGACGAAAGGACCTGCCCGTTTTGCGCTGAGATGCATGGGCAGAAGATCGCTGTGGGCGGCGTGTGGCAGCCGGAAGGCGCCGAGATGGTGGTGAGCGGACAACGGCTGGTGATGAGCTATGGCGATGTGCTGTACCCGCCGCTGCATCCGAACTGCCGGTGTACCACGATGGCGGTGTTGGGTGACTAGGGGTTAGTTCGTCCTCTGACGAGCTTCTCGCAATGACAAACGAGGTCTGATATGGAAAACAAGATGGTAACAAAAATATTTCCGAGCTATACGAAGAGCATGGACGCTGAGACGGGGATCGTGGAGGCGTATGTGAGCGTGTTTGGAATCATGGATCAGGATGACCCGCCCGACATTATCGAGCTGGGCGCTTTTGCGAAGACGATCCAGGAGCGGGGGCCCGCAGGGGCGCGCAAGATCCGGGTTTTGCACCAGCATACGTGGAAGGACGTGATCGGGATGCCCCTGGCGCTGGTGGAGCATACGCGGGATATGCTGCCGCCCGAGCTGTTGGCGCTGTTTCCGGCGGCGACCGGCGGGCTGTTTGCCCGGACGCAGTTTGCGATGGACGTGCAACTGGGGCGGGAGACATATGCGCTGTATAAGATGGGGGCGATGGACGAGTGGAGCATCGGGTTTGACTACATCCAGAGCGAGTTTGTGCGGGTGGATGGGGTGGAGGCCCGGCTCAACAAAGAGCTTAAACTGTGGGAGTATTCGCCGGTGACGTGGGGGTGTAACCAGGCGACTGTGACCACGGCGGTTAAACAGGATGGACGGCCCGCATCTGAGGATGCAGTTGCATCTGGGGATGCAGGGCCTTTAGATGGCCGGAGCCTCATGGCCTCCGGCACTAAACTGGTGCGCGCTGATGGCGCTCCAGTGCGCGCCGAGCCGCATCAGGAAGATGCACTCACGCGGGAGATGCGACTGCGAGAAATTCAAATTTTAGAAGCGGATCTGGCGATTAAGAGCGCCAGACTGAGGAGGTAAGTAGAAATGCCCACAATAAATGCGATTACAAAAGAAAAGGTTGCTGAGCTGTATGAGGAAGCGGCACGCAACCTGAAAAACGCTCAGGAACTGATCGGCGAGCATAAGACGCTGTCCGATGAGCAGAAGACCCAGTATGACGCCTGGATGGCGAACGTTGACGAGATCAAGGACCGGGCGGAGCGAGCTGAGAAGTTGATGAGCACAGAGGCCGAACTTTCGGCGAAGCAGGCCGAGCAGAAACTGGCCCAGGAAAAAGCCACCAACGAACAAAAGATCAGGGAAGCGGGCTTTGAGCATGGATGGCAGTATCTCAAGGCGATCTACGACTTTATGATCGATGGGGTACGGGACCCCCGCCTGGAAAAGCTGCAGAACACCAAGGACATGAGCGGCGAGACCGGCATCACAGGCGGTTTCCTGCTGCCGACCCAGCAAAACCAAGAAATTTTGGCAACCCGTGGTGAGGCAAGCGAGATCCGCAACCGGGGCCGGGTGGTCCCGATGGGCGCTAGGACCGTGGACTTTCCGGCCGTTGATTACAGCAAAGGCGAAGCGGGGAAGAGCGCGTTCTTCGGGGGCGTCCAAACCTATTACGTCGAAGAGAGCAAGGAAATCGACGAGAGCGAACCCAAGTTCAAGACCGTCGAACTGAAAGCCAAAGAAATTGCCGGATACGTTGAAATCCCGAACAGCCTGCTCCGCGATTCGCCAATTTCGCTGGAAGCGTTTTTACAGGGCCCGGGGAGCTTTGGCGGCGCTCTGGCCTGGCAGGAGGACTATGACTCTCTGCGCGGGGCTGGCGCCGGGAAGCTGCTGGGGATCCTAAACTCACCTGCGGCCATATCCACTTCGCGCAAGACCGCCAGCAAGTTTCAGTTTGAGGATGCGGTGACGATGGCCAGCCGGATGATCCTGAGCGGATCGCCGATATGGCAGATCAGCCAGTCGGTCATGCCCCAGCTCTACCAGATGGTGGACAGCAATGGCAACAACATCTGGCAGGGGTCGGCGGCGGTCGGGAAACCTGACACCCTTTTGGGATGGCCGATCAAGTGGACGGAGAAACTGCCTGCGCTTGGCACTAAAGGCGATGTGTGCCTGGTCGATTTGTCGTGGTATCTGCTGGGTGATCGCCAGGCGGTCATGATGGATGTGAGCCGTGAGTATAAATTCCGGTCTAACCTGACCACCTTCCGCGCTATCGAGGCGGTGGATGGGAAACCATGGCTGGATGCACCCATCACGCTGGCTGATGGTGCGACCACAGTCAGCCCGTTTGTTTTGTTGGATTAAGTCAATACAGGCCAGGGCCTTTGGCCCTGGCGAAATGCTGAATTTTTCAGCTGGAGGTGAATGATGGCAGAACTATTTTCAGAAAAAGTGGCCGTTTTGGGAACAATCGACCCGGATGCTTATGGTCCGGATCTTTATGGGGCTGTGGCCTATGCTACCGACTGGATCGATATGAAAGTTTTCGATCAGGTTGGGTTTGTGGTCATGGCAGGCGCTTTTGGGGCTGGCGCTACGCTCGATTTCAAGGTGCAGGAGGCGACCAGCGACGCTGGCGCGGGCGCACAGGATTTGAGCGGGAAAAGCATCACCCAGCTCACGGACGCGGGAAACGATGACGATAAGCAGGTGATCGTCAATGTCAAGGCGCCTGAGCTGTCGGTGAACGATGGCTACCGGTATGTCCGAGGCGTGATGACCTGCGCCGTAGATGACATTGATGCAGCGGTGATCGCTTTGGGCGTTGATCCATCCTATAAGCCAGCGAGCAATTTTGACCTGGCCAGCGTTGATGAAATCGTGAGCTAAGGCCGCGACTGGACAAGATGTGACTGGGCGGTCGGTATCCCTGGCCGCCCAGGCAGAAAGGATTTTGTGATGACAGCAAAAAAGAAGGGTTTGGTGGTGACCGCGGTGAGGCTGTTTGCTGACGTGGCCTCCGGCAAGACCTACCGGCCGGGCCAGGCGGTGGAAGGCTGGGATGAGGCGCGGGCGAAGCATTATGCGGAGCGCGGATTGGTGCGCATCCAGCCGCCCGAGGTGGATGACGGGCAGATGACGATTGATGAGGCTTTGAGCGAGCCGGAAGACGATAAACCGGCCCCCGGGAAACCCGGGCCGGAGAAAACGAAGCCGCAGACCGGCGGAGAAGGCAAAAAGTGAGCGCGAACAGGGCACGGCAATGGGCGAAAAAGGGGCTGGTGAGCATCCAGGCGGAGAAACCCGGGAAGACCCCTGGGATGGCGTTGCAGGATGGCTTTGCGGATGAGCAACTGGTTGCGGAGTATGACGCGCACTTTTTGCGGAAACCCGCGAAGTGGACCGAGCTGGTGACACGAAATGAGGCCGCCCACCGGTATCTGAGCCAGCATCTGGGGCACCCCCCGGAAAGCGTGCTGGACGTGGGGTGCGGGAACGGGCATACGCTGGCTTATGTGGCCGAGCGGTGGCCCGAGGCGGCACTGTTTGGGCTGGATATC